TGGGAGGCGCGCCGTGTTTGTCCAGTGTCCGGTGACGATTTGGGGCCATGGATGTCGTACAGTGAACTCATCCGCATGTTGTTGACTGCGTATGAGAAGAAATTTCAGCGTGGTGCAGCGCTCAAGGGCTTTCTAGAGGAACTTGCGGACAAACCACTTGTTGAAGCTCAAGGGTGGTTGGACGTGTTCTGGAAACCAGGCTCAGCAAGCGATTACGCTCAAGAACCCATTGATTGGGTTTGGATGAGGCCTGTTTTTGAAGATCCCAGCGGGGTTCGTGCTTTGTCATCGATGCAGATTGCGGGATTGTGTAGTGAGGCCCACAAGCTTACCGGGATTTTCCATGAGGAAATTGTGGTTAAGATGTGGGAGTCTCCCAGCAGACTTGTGAAGAGCGGTGAAAATTGGAAAATGATGATTTTCGCCCACGTCTCCAATGGCAAGCAGGTCTTTTGCGATGACGCAAGTGCCGTGTATGCTGATATTGCACGGAACGATCCCTTGTTCGTGTTGAGCACTAGGTGCATCGTTCAGTCCCTTGAGCGCCGCGAGTGTGTTAGCAGTCTTTGGCTGCCAGGTCTGAAGAGCGCTCTTGCTGAATGGCGCAAAGTTGTTGTTTCTTGTGTGAGCCAAGCAAAGCAGATCATTTTGGATCATCCAATCATTTGCGCAAGTATCGCATTCATCCCTGCAATTTGGTTTGTGATTTACCGGTTCTTTTGGTGTGAATCAACTCCATTGTTCGATGCACTGCATACGGGTGCCGCACTCTCCACAGCACGCGTCAAGCATCGTCACTTGTGTTGTAAATGTGCAAAAATCTTTGAGCATGCCCATGTCATTGGTGATGTTGTTGAAAGTGCGTTGATTCTTCCTGTGTGTGGTACTTGCAAGAGACAGGGACAGAAGGCAGAATTTGATTTCAGTGATTCGACAGTGATGATTTCCGACCGTTCGGACATTGTTGAGAAGAAACCATTGTGTGCTTTGTTCTCCGAGCATCAGTTGATTGACTTGCAAAGTGTTGAACGTGATGATGTCAAGAAACATATTCAGTTGACAACCTCCGGTGACACTGTATCTGGTAAGAAGGGTGTGGTTCGCGTTCAGCTTGTTTCCTCTGGTGATGGTCGCACTGCACGCCCTGTCAATGTTCGCGTCCAAAGTTCAAGGAGCAATGCTGAGGCTCAAATGCGACTTGACCCTGGAGCCCATGAAGTGTCTCATGCCATTCGCAGCAATATGTATACCATCTTTGTTGGCGATGGGTCAGCCTTCCCGATTGCCATGCGTTTGTGTTTCATAGTGGGGCAAATTGCGCTCACTGCGGGACACTTGCTTCCCTTCCTGGAGAAGAACACCCACATTCGAATCACGAGCGCTACCATGCGGGAAGGTATGGTCTTCGAGACCAAGGAGTGTGTTTTCCAGCTTGTTGTTGATGCGAAAGGGGAGTTCAAAGATCAGCTGTTGATTCAGTTCCCCGAGAGAATGCCGTTGCAGCGAAGTCTTGTGAAGCACCTCTTCTCCTCCAAGGAACTTGGGACAAAACATTTCCCGTGCGTCTTGGTGAATCCCCAACTTGATGGTATGATGGTTCTCAAGTACGGCGATGCTCTTGCGAATGATGCGCCCCTTGTTTACCAGAGTATTGAGGGCGGGAAAGAGCATATTTATAATCTTCGCCGGAGCTACGAGTATGCCATTGAGACTACGTCTGGGGATTGTGGCAGCATGATGATCGGTATTGGACCACATTTCATGAAGAAGATTGCCGGTATGCATGTGGCTGGGAGCCCTGGAAGAGGATATGCAACACCAATCAATGTGGATGACATTACTCGCACATTGGCGTGTTTCCCTGTGAAGGCTCAGATCTCTCTTGAGCTTGATGGTTTGTTGAAGACCGTTGACTCGGAAGTTCGTCTTCCTGCGGGGAACTTCATTCCGCTGGGAACTCCACTGTATACCTTGCCACGTCCCACGAAGACAGAATTGAAACCCAGCAAGATCCATGGCAGGGTATCTGTCCCAACAACGAAACCGAGTCTTCTCCACCCCAAGTTCATTGGAGACGATTTTGTGGATCCCCTGATGAAAGGCCTGTCAAAAGCCGGAGCCATTCCCCCAAGTGTTGATCGTGACAAGCTGGCCGCGTGTGTGAATGATGTTAAGAGTATTGTTGGGTGTGGAAACGATTCTCATCGCAAACGTGTCCTCACCAATTTTGAAGCTGTGGCTGGCATTGATGGTGATGAATTCATGAATGGCATCGTTCGAACTACATCTCCGGGATACCCGTTGCAACCCCTGGCCCATGGGAGTGTTGGAAAACAGAAATGGCTTGGGCGTGATGAGTACAAGTTGGATGCCGACGTTGAGAGAGAGATGGAACGGATGATTGAAGCCGCTCGCAACAACGTGTGTATTCCCGCCGTGTGGGTCGATACTCTGAAGGATGAACGAAGGCCTATTGCGAAAGTCGATGAAGGAAAGACTCGTGTGTTTTCTGCTGGTCCCATGGTGTACACGTTGGTTTTCCGCAAGTATTTCCTCGGTTTCTCCGCTCATTGCGCCGAGAACAGGATCGACAATGAAATTGCTGTCGGGACCAATGTCTACTCCGTTGATTGGACTCGCATTGCTGAGCGCATGACTAGCAAAGGGAGTCGTGTGATTGCCGGTGATTTCACCAATTTTGATGGAACTCTTGTCAAGGACATTCTCATGGGGGTTTTGGATGTGATTGAGGAATTCTATGATGGAACTGACGAAGACAAGCAAATTCGTCGTGTCTTGTGGTGCAGTGTTGTGAGTTCTATTCATGCATTTGGTGATTCTGTGTACATGTGGACGCATTCTCAGCCTTCTGGCTGCCCTCTCACGGCAATCATCAATTCGATCTACAATTCATTGTCTGTGCGTTATGTGTGGATGTCAATTGTGCCTGTTGAGTACGCCAACATGAAGGAGTTTGGGCGGCATGTTGCCATGGTATCCTACGGCGACGACAACATCATCAACATCAGTGATGTGTGCTCAAAATTCTTCAATCAGATCACCATCGCCGAAGGGTACAAGATCCTCGGAATGACGTACACCGACGAAGACAAGAGTGGGGAGCTTGTTGCGTTTCGGAGTTTGAGTGACATCAGCTTCCTGAAGCGCAGGTTTCGGAAAGTTGAAGGCTCGTCACTGTACCGCAGCCCGATTGCGATGGATACAATCTTGGAGATGATGAATTGGGTCCGCGGATCATCGGAATTGTTGGAGAGGACTGTGGAGAATGTTGAAACAGCGATGTTGGAGCTCTCTCTCCATGATGACGATGTCTTTGAGGAGGTCAGTGCCAAGGTGCGACGAGCGTGCGAGGACTTGTCTGTGCGTCCGAAGATACTCACTCTCCACGAGTATCGTACCTCAGCTTTGGTGGCTCTCGGTGCGCTTGTGGCTGCCAACAAGATGTAATAGTGTTATAAATCCACAACAGGGGCTCAGTGTAATTGTCGTATGCATTGTGCAGCAAAGCCCGATTTGTGGTTGCCATTTGGCAAGTGGAGGGCAACCTATTGATTGGTGTGTGCCACTATAAATATAGGCTACCAATCCGGCACTTTAGAGTGGG